CTAATATATATCTGGTAATATGGCTGGCCATAAATAACCTTGTCCCATCGTTGCACCAGCGTAAAAAGCAATGCTTCGTTGCTCTGATGTTTCAATGCCTTCCATCAGCATTAACTGCTGAAAAAAAACTTCGCTATCATGTTCTGACGAAAGTTGCGTCAGGACCTCATAGCCGATTAATTGCGCAGTTGAGAGATGAACGATTGGCTCAGATTTTAACAATCCGCTGTTGAGATATGAATGGCGTGTTGGCGAAGATGCCAGGTGTGGGGGATTTATCCTTTCCTTTAATAAAGTACCCTGTGCCACCAAACACTCCTCCAGGCATTTATGATGCAGCCATATATTTTCGACCCCTGAATCTATCAGGATATTATGGGCATCATTGTGGCAGCGTTAAAAAAATGCCTGTAGGTATCGTTACTTAATTATTGGTGAGATATTTCGTAAGCCTTGTAAAAAGTTAAGTGAGTTTACTTACTGAGTAAGAAATGAAGGTTAACTCTAATATACTTTAAAAACTGCTGCTCCGTTTTAACATGTAATTTTCGCATAATGCTCCGGCGGAGTGACTTTGTCTGCTCTTCAGAAAGCGAAAGTAAAGCGGCCGTTTCGCTTAAATGATAACCGCTGGCGATCAGTTTTAATAAGTGACGTTCTGTTACTGAAAAATGACGAGTCGTGCAATAGTGGCAAATGCCAGAAGGGACGCTATGTCGAAGCGCTCGCTTATGTAAGATCAATATCATTTTTCGGGTAATTTCTTCAACATCATCTTCCCGATAAATATGCGGCAGCATATACAGACATGGTCTGAACATGAGCTTTTCTTTATCGCATTTATTACAAATAATTACCCGTAGCTGATGTTGGGTATGCATAGGTATCTGGTAACAGCCTGCGCTGAACCAATCATCATCCAGGGCCAGGAAAGCGATATCGGCATTATCTATCTCTTCTGGCGGCAGAAAGTCAATTTTCTGCTGCCATTGATTCGCCAGACGCGTCATGATGATTTTCAACCCATGCTCAAAGTGACTGTTTTGTTCCTTAATAGCGATACTCAGCATAAAAAATATCCTACACGGCAGGTGAATCATGGTGAAATATTAAAGAAACTGATTGATTATCTAAATACTGGCGGCCTTAATTCCCACTTTATGCGTGCTGAGATGTGTCCAGGCGATTTCCTGGAACCTGGCATTGCGCCAGAAAAGACGATATTCGTACACTTAGTCAGCAACCAGAACAAAAGCCATTGACTCAGGAGTACCTGACCGTATAATTCTCGCGTTTCGTCTACACGAAGTCTTCACTTCACAAGGCGCCCTTAGCTCAGTTGGATAGAGCAACGGCCTTCTAAGCCGTGGGTCGCAGGTTCGAATCCTGCAGGGCGCGCCATTATATATCAACTGGTTACGCCTCTTTAATTCCCTCCTTATTTTCCATATGGGACATATTTGGGACATCATCACTGAAAATCGAGTCAATTTGCCTCGCGTGTTCCGTTAAATGATTCGGCGCAAGGTGAGCATATCGGCGCACCATCTCGATGCTCTCCCATCCTCCCATTTCCTGAAGAACAGAAAGCGGCACTCCGGACTGAATTAGCCAACTGGCCCACGTGTGCCTCAGATCGTGGAAACGGAAATCCTCAATTCCAGCCCGGCGGCAAGCTGCATTCCATGCTCGCTGGTCATCGACGCGCATCTTTCTGATAGTCGGCGTCTTTGAGCCATCGGGCCGGATGCCTTCTTTCGTATGTACGAACACCCATTTATGATGCTTACCAATCTGGCCACGCAATACCTTACAGGCAGTGTCATTTAGCGCTACGCCAATAGCGCGGTTTGACTTGCTGTCTTCAGGGTTCACCCAGGCAACACGACGTTGCATGTCAATCTGTTGCCATTCCAAATTGATGATGTTCGACCTTCTGAGGCCGGTTGCCAGCGCAAACTTAACGACCGACCTCAGCGGCTCCGGACATTCATCAATCAGCCTTTTCGCCTCTTCATGCTCAAGCCACCGAACGCGCTTATTTCTCACTGACGGTATCTTGATAACTGGCGCTTTCTCCAGCCATTTCCAGTCACGTTCTGCCGCCCGGAGAATGGCCTTCATCAGTGCGAGGTGCTTTGCCTTTGTCGATGTGGTGACCGGCTTGGGCTCAAATACTGGCGCTTCTTTACCCTTTCTCTTGGCAGATTCAACTTTCTGCTGCCATATCTCCTTTACCTTCCTGTTTTGCATCCTGCTCACCGCGGCGTAAATCTTCGCCTCAGTGATATCCTTTATCCTTACTCCTTCGAAATGCTCAAGCCAGAATCCCATCCGGCCTTTATCGGTATCGAGCGATTTCTTGTCTGCTTTCTCTTCCAGCCAGCGGAGGCATGCTTCTTCAAAAGTCACTTCAGGAAAGTCGCCGAGCTTGTCTACTCGCCAGAGTTCAGCCTTTCTTTTGTCGTGCAACTCCTGAGCTTGCCGCTTGTCCGCTGTCCCAAGAGATTCCTTAATTCGCTTCCCGCCCGGGAGCGAGTACGAGGCGTACCATATTTCACCTCTACGGAAGATTGACATTTATTTCCCTCTTTAAATGCATCACCCGCGCTCACGTCGACAGTATGCAGCGGTGAATTGAGTGCCGCAATGCATGCTTGTCTAGTGGTTAGGTAAGGGGATTTCGGTTTGGTGGGGTCTTTACGTGTTGCCTGTAGTCGGCCTGTGCGAATCCAGTTGGTGGCGGTAGGTCTGGATATCTTGAGAAATGCACAGGCCTCATCGAGTGTGAGACTGTGTGATTCCATGGTTACCTTCCTAATACTGAAGCGAGAAGAGCAATCTCTACAAGAAGCTCAATAAATCCGAAAATTGCTATACCTGCGTAAACCGCGCCATCAATATCCCCGCGGCGACAAAGATAGGTGGCACTGATCACAAGAATCATCATTCACTCCATAAAACAAAACTCGCCGTAGCGAGTTCAGATAAAAGAAATCCCCGCGAGAGCGAGGATTGTTATTGCTGCGGCGGATTTGGAAGTGGTATCCAGTGAGTTACTCTTGGCTCACCTGCTGTATTTACCGTATTCGGCCCGATTCGAAATGTGCTGCCGGTATACTCAGCATCTTTGATAAGTGGCGTAACCACATTGCTATTAAATTCGACAAACGCAATAAGTCGCTGTCCTTTCTCCGGTAGTTGATCGCTTACAGGAATCCAACAATCCGGAGTTGCCGGAGAGTTCAACTTGTTAGTTTCACTTACAGTCTCGTTAAGTTTTGCTGAATTGAGCATTGCGTCTCGGCAGTCGTTCCAGCCCTCCGCATACGTCTCATTGACGCCATCTAAATGACAGGTCTGCAGATCCATCGCATCAGGCGCTACCGGCGCTGGCTGGGCGGTGTAAAAATACGGACTGATAGTCCACTTTTTATTCCAGAAATCTCGCGTTTTCTTGGCTTCCTCTAGCGTTGCAACACTACAGCCAACTTTTCCGCACTCTCTGACGACGTGGTAGCCGGCTGGCTCTTGGTTATCAGCCTTGCGGCGTTCCTGTAGCTCGCGCAGCGCCAACAGCTCGATATCCTCAGGATAATCCCAATCACCGTCCCAAAAATCACGGCTGGCAGAACGTCGGTCCTCAATCGCGTTAATTCGCGCTTTGATCTTCTCGTCTGTTAGTTTGTTATTCATTCCGGGAACCTCATCCAGTGCGTAACCTCATCGCCTCCCATTTTGTAAACAGGAAACTCGTCGGGATAAAAACAATCATCGCTAAAATCAGCAACCCATTGCACACCATCAATATTTTTAACGATTACTGTTGATTCATCCTCTGGCAATTCCTCATCAATTGAAATCCACCGAAATGATTTGCGGCGTTCCTGTAGCTCTGTGACAGCGCAGGCCGCTTTATTTAGCAATTCAGCCATAGTTTTTGCGCCTGCACGTCGGCCACTTTGAAAATAAAAAGTGGAACCGTAGAATAATTTCAAAGCCAGCTCATTGATTTCTTCGTCTGTTAGTTTGCTATTGGTCATTTAAAAATCCCCGTCGCCTATAGATAAGTAGTGGCTAGCTGATAGGGCGACCATCAAACTACCCGCTTCAGAATCACCCAGCAGCAAGTTAAACCCACCCGACGCTGTGTAATAATTCGCGTCCGGGAACTCCTGTTTAACCTCGTCCAATAGCGCCGCCAACGCCTTCGTCAGCCGATTAAATCGGCGCTCAATATTCGGTAATTTCTCATCTAACAGCCTGTACGCCTCGCCCCAGTCGTCGATACGTTCGATTAATTCTTCTGTAGTCATTCTGTTACCGCCCTTATGGGGCGATCTCCGTTAATTATTATTCTGGAATTACCAGTTCAATATCGTCAGGTGCCTGGATAGCGAGCATTGGGCTATAACCGTTTTCATAAACACTGTATGAAACAGGCCAGGAAGGTAACGGGCAATTCTCAATAACCTGGCTTATGCCAATGCTCCACAGACCAGAATCCATGTAAAAGCCAACAACCAGCATCTCGCCATCGCCTGATTTCAGGTGATAAATACCCGGCTCTCTGTAACAGCCAACTTCCTCTCTGATTGCACCTTCGCATTCGAGCAAGTCATCACTTGCGCCGTAAAATCTTAGTTCTTTCATCTGTCACTCCCCATTCACGCCAATGCCAGCGTCGGCCAATGCTGCGTTAACCTCCGCCTCCGGATATGCATAAATCTCTCGATGCGCATCTGTGAAATCTCGGCGATGAAGGACGATAATGGGTTCCGGTAGTATCACGGTCCGCGCCTCCAGTTCTGCCACCCGGTGAGCTTCACGGGTTGCAATTCCCGCGTATTCAATCAGGCGTTTGTCCAGCTCGGCGATGCGCTTCTCTGCGGCTTCCAACTTCTTGTAGAGAGCATCCCAGCTTGTTGAGTTATCAAGAACCAGCTTTGTAACTCGCTCTTCACGTGATTTGTAATGCTCCAGTTCATCCAGCAGCGCCAGCATTCGCTCAGCGATAGCCACTTCGTCAGGGAATTCTTTTTTCCATGCCTCATTCAGCAATTTGCAGCTGACAGGATTCATACTGAATCGCTCAACCATGAGGGATGCCAGTTCTTTTGTTTTTGCTGTTACTGCCTGTTTGTCGATGTTGCTCATTGGGCTGGCCCTCGCATTTGTGATTTTCTGGATCATCGGCTTTGAAATAACCGCCGCAGATTTTGCAGGGTATCGTCGGCACTTCGTCGTAATTTGAGGTTCCCGTAATCATGACTGCACTCCTTTGCGAAGCTGGGCGGCGATATCTTCGATAACGCCATCGGCGAATGAGCGATCAAAATCGCCTTCCGGTGCATCAGCCATAAATTCTGTGGAGGTCAGTATCATTCGTGCGATGTCCGCAGCGTTCTTTGCTGTGTCGTCGATAAATCCTGCATCCCATGCGGCCAGCATTCGGTTAGCAACAAAGTAAGCGCCTTCCTTGTGAGCCTGCGCCCGCACCTCAGCCAGAAAGGCGTCTGTCGCCGGGGTCTCAGTGAAATCGTCTACCCACGTATCGCCAACGTCCTCGCACTCGCGACGACAATATTCGTTGAATTCGACCTCTGATTTTTTCAGTGCCACATTCTCCGCCGCCAGCGCCGCGCATTTCGCCTCAAGTTCTGCATAATCACTATGACGCACCATATCAGTACAGAATGATTCTCCTGTTATTGGTGGTGATAACTGGTCACTGACAATCGTGTATATTTTCACTTCTTTCATTTCTTCCAACTCCGCAACATCGCATTCAGATATTTGTTTTGATTTACTGACGGAAAAGAATTTCTCTTAAGCAATTCCTCTCTCGATGGCATTGGCTTTACGCGTTGGCGAATAATCATTTCTGCCGGAAGAATGCCGGGATTGTATGCAAGTCCTCTCATGGTAAATTCCTCAGTCATTACTGATAGCGCCATAGCGTGAGCGGTAATTACGCAGGCGCGGGTCAATTTCAGGGAAGTGGGTATATGTGGCTTTGCGGAATGGTCGGATTGATGTCTGGTAAATTCGCTCGCGTTCTTCTTTCTCTGCAAGCCATATACAGTGGCGAAATTCCTTTTCCTCTTTCGTTTCCTGTGGTAGCGACATTATACGATCGTAGTTTTTTCTGAATTTATCCAGCACCTCCGATACGGAATTGCCGGAACAGCGGCGCGGGGTATCCGCACCATATAGAGGCGCTGGCATAATTAACTCCTTGTTTTGCTAAATCAGAAGGGGATGGAATCGTCGTATACAGGCGTGTTCTGTTGGTTACTACTTTGCTGCTGCGGGCTATTTCCTGAAGCTGCAAATCCAATCTTTGCATTCAGTAATTCAAGAGTGATTGATTGACCATTTTGCCCCTGATAAACATCAACCCTGATGTTTTCTCCGGTAATTTCTACAATGCCTCCTTCAACCAGAACGCTACGATAGTAATCCGCTTGCGCTCCCGGCTTGGCAAATACAACGGCGCTGTAGTTTGTCCATTCTTTCTTTTTTGTCTGGCGATCGTAATACTGAACGCCAGCACGGATGTTGAATCCGATATTTTTCCCGGCCTGAAACTCTCTTGCGGGCTTGTTTAGTCTTACAGTAATCGAATGTGCCATTAAGCAGCCGCTCCTTCTAATTCGTCTCGTCTGATGTTGTAAATGTCCTGCGCTTTGTGCTGCTCCGGTGTGCCTTCGAGCATCTTCCACGCTTTGGCGAACGCCTGTTTAAGCTCTTCCACGGTGTTTTTCTGCATTGCTTCGTCAGTGAATGCTTTTAGAACCTGTTCAGGTGTAGGTGATGGTTTTGATTGCTTTGCTGCTGCGTTCTGCTGATGTTTATGCTCGTCTGTATCTGCATCTTTCGCATCATCTATTCCGAACAAACCATTAAGGCAATACTTGCGCGCATAAGAGCTTGTAGCTCCCGTAACTTGTGCAGAATCCATTCCTTTCTTGCTTTCTTCCTCTCGTGCAAGAGCGGTTGCTTTATGACTGTTTTCGCCATCAGTAATAGTTGCCGTTGCTTTCACGTAATACCGATCACCAATCAACACAACTTCATCGCTGATTGATAAAAACAGGCCATTCAGTAACGGCTTAACACCCTCAAGAATGTCTTCGCAGCTTCTGTATTTATATTTGCCGAATGAGTTGTACTGATTCTTTGGCGCGTTCAGATTCTCCTGAATAGCTGCCAGTCTTGCGTAAAATTCTTTGCTCATATGATTGTTCTCAGAATGGACACGGCCCAAGGAAATAACGCTGATTTAATACTTCGACTCGGGACAAGTTAAGGCATACCCGCATTCCTTCGCGGTCGCCATTATGTCGATACCAGAGAGCTTTCTGCGTGTACATGCGCCTCTGTAACTTGCTCTCCTTCACTGTGGTTGCAAGTGACATGAATATCTCCTTCGTTACCGATTAATTCTTTCATCTGACGAATGAATTCTTCGTCTGACCAGTTATCCGTAAAGCTCATTTCCTGCGATACCACGGAAGGTTGATAGCTGATTTCATCGCTTTATTTGCTTCAAGCCACATTTTTGAATCACCAATAAATCTGGCTATTACTGCTTTGTTCTGTGCAGCACGAAGCATCTGGTGATTGATGGCTATTTCATTGCGCATAATAAGACCTCAACTCTTTTCCATCCGTCACGTAATTTACGGGTGATTCGTTCAAGTAAAGATTCATTTAGTTGGAAGGCACCCATGCGAGCGCCTCCCGCGATTGCGTAAATCATGGGTGGTTCCTTATGTTGGTTTTATTAGTAGATTATTTTTGTTGCGAATACTTCGCCTTTTACGATGGCTGTTATGATATTTTTAGCAACATCTTCTGATGCGCCAACCTTGATAAGGTCAGCAAGTATTTTGTTATTTACTTCTTTCCGGTGAGCTTTGTCCTTTGCTCTACGCTCTTCTTCTTCCTTGATTCTTTTTTCTTCTGCTATTCTGGCTTGCTCTTTTGCTTCAGCCTCGCGCCGGATTCGTTCAGCCTCCTCCTGTGCTTTTCGGCGTTCTGCTTCAATTGCCGCTTGCTTTTCTCTTTCAGCTCGTTCTGCTGCCTCTTTTGCTTCGCGCTGTGCTCGTTGCTCGGCTTCAATGCGTTCACGCTCTGCACGTTCCGCTGCGGCCTTAGCCTCTGCTTCTCGTCTTGCTGCTGCTTCAATTTCGGCTTTTGCCTTTGCTTCGGCTTCAGCTCTGGCTTTCTCTTCAGCTTCTCTTTTTAAGCGTTCTTCATGCTCTCGCTTTTCCTGCTCCGCTTTGAGTCTTGCCTCTTCTCTTTGGCGGTCAAATTCGCGATCCATCAAAATCGCTATTTCATGGTCAGACTCAATTTGCTTTGCGAGAGCTTCAGCTGCTGCCTTAGCTTCTTCTTCGGCTTTAATCCGCGCCTGTTCTTCCTCATAATCAGTAAGAGGCTGGCGCGCCTTGGCTTTCAGTTCATCAAGGCGATCGCGCACTGTCTTGCGGTTAGCATCAATTAGCTTTGGAATTTCCTTCAGTTCAGCAACAAGGTCTTTGCCAATACCATCGAGATATGTTTTCGTCTGCGCAACTTTATACGCCAGAGAAGCGATCTCCTTTCTGCCCTTTGCCGTTGTGATATCAGGCACAAAGGACATAACTTCACGTTCAACCTTTTGAAGGATTTCTTCAATCTGGTCGGCAGACTGAAATACAGTCATTGCATTTGCTTTTTCAATAACAACTAAATCTGTTACTTCACTCATATATCCTCCGTCAAAAAAATTGCCCTCACATCGGAGGGCAAAGAAGATTTCCAATAATCAGAACAAGTCGGCTCCTGTTTAGTTACGAGCGACATTGCTCCGTGTATTCACTCGTTGGAATGAATACACAGTGCAGTGTTTATTCTGTTGTTTATGACAAAAATAAAGGCCGACTATGCGTCCTAGTAGAATACCCAATTTTCTGTTTCTTGGTTGTGTCCAAAGTTATATTCAATATCTGGTGTTGATGTATCAATATTCTTCATCCCATCAACAAGAGTTGATACAACAGCCAAATCTTGTTTGATTCTCATTAAATGGTATTTCTTCCGGCGCAATAAACTCTCAATGGCAAGTTTCTTCGTTGGGAATGCAAAAGATCTTTCTGCATTTTTTGCTACTTTCTTAATTGCATATCTATTTCTCCTTTGTTTCCATTCCTGTAACCACTGATTTGGTGCTGGTTTAAAATTAACAATCCAATGCGCAGGAACCAACCATGCATAATGCTCTGTCTGATGAAAAGCTATATATTGAAGTGCGAATATTTTTATCCCATCTTCTTCAACTGTCGCCTGGAATCTCCAGAAAACAGGCATTCCATCATGTTCAGTTTCTGATTCAGGAAAAGGTACGCTCCATGATTTTGTCATATCTCACCTCAAATAAGTGGTTTGCTGCCAAAACAATGAACCATCCGGAAATTCCAGATAGTTCATAATTCACTCTTCAATACTTCCAACTTACTAATCGCCGATAGATATCCTCGCTGATAGGGCATCATCATTCCTTCGAGCTTGCCACTTCTTAACTCCTCCCTGAGCAATTGTATTGCTTTATCAATAACCTCTGACTTAGCGTCCTTTATGGCTTGCTTGCGGGGCTTTGCTTTCTGCTTTGGCAGATTTCTCAAGCATGATGGAATGTATGTCTGATTCATCACTTACCTCGCTGTCAGTTGTTTTGATTTCCGGTAGCCTGCCGCGTAAAGAGCTACGTCTGGAAGAAGTACAGATCCTCCTTCAACTTCCTTCTGACGCGTTCCGGCAAGCGAAATGGCTTTGGTAACGCGGTCAATTCTTTTGGCTTTAACCTCATGAGAAGCATCAGGAGCATCGCAGCCAAAAATTGAATCAATGATATTGCAGATGGTGTCGCGCTCCATTGCTAGCTTTCTGCGCCGCTCATGACGGCGAGTTTTAGCATTGCCTGCAAACGTTGACTTCCCGTAGATAATAACCGTCATGATTTAATCCTCATGTGAAATGGCTTTGGTACTGGCGCCGGAACCTGTCTCAATTTCCGGATTTCAAGTGGTTTCTCAGTCCGGCCCGATCGGTACAGCTAGAGGCCTAAGCTCCACCACACGCCAGTCCAAACCCATCTCGTTTGGTATCTTGTCGCGCTTTGTCAGCGCATCATCGAAGTTAAAGAGCGTTGCCTTTCCGTTTGCCTACCAGCTTCCTGCTGATGGCTTAAATATACAGATAAAACTGTAATAACGTCAACAGACAAAACTGTAATTTACCGCGCAAAGTACATATGTTGTTGTAATTTTGAGTAATTTATTTTCTTGAGGCACAAAAAAACCGACTTTCGTCGGCTTTAGTGTTTGGAGTGTTGGGGGGGGTTATCTTTTTCTTCGATAGATTCTGTGCTCGACCATAGTTCCTATGATTTTTATGTCTCTACCGATGTTGTTTATGGTCGGGTAATCTGAATTGAGGGGAACTAGCTCAAATGTGGAATCGCTTCCTAGTGAGGATGCTATAGGCCTGTATTTCTTGAATGTTGCCTCATGCTCTCCATTCTTGGCGACAACGAACTCGCCGGGCATGGGCTCAATCTCGGGATCGATAACTATGACGTCGCCAGCTTTAAATTCTGGCTCCATAGAGTCGCCAATTATTTTTAGAGCAAAGGTGAATTGAGAGCAATCCATGTCTGTCATGACATATTCAAAACTCCCATCAAAAGCCTCAATGGGGCTTTTACATGCTAGAGCACCTGCTTGAACATAGCTAATCAAAGGTATCCTCCTTGAATTCACTTCAGAAACTGGCTGGAAATGACCCCCATTCAATAACCATGACGGGTCACAGTTAAGGACGCTAGCTATCCCCACGATATTCCGGGGCTTCTGAGTTTTTCCATCCTCTATGCTTGCCCATGACTGTTGTCTGATTCCAGCTCTATCTGCTGCTTCAGTCTGCGTCAATCCAAGCTCAATTCTTCTTTGTTTTACTCGTTCTGCAAGGCTCATAGCATCCTCCAAAATGGGTTTCCATCCTCACAGTTGAAACTGTATTTGACAAACAGAAATAACTGTTAGACAATACAGATGAAACTGTAGAGGTGAACATATGGAAACCATTTCACAACGCCTCAAACAGAAGCGTACAGAATTGAAAATGACTCAGGCTCAGTTGGCTGAAAAGGCTGGGATGAAACAGCAATCAATCCAACAGATTGAGTCTGGTGAAACAAAACGTCCGCGCTTCCTGCTTGAGCTAGCTACAGCTCTCCAGTGTGATCCAAGCTGGTTGCTGTATGGCAAGAAAAGAAACAAAGCAGCTTAGTCTGCACCGCTCTTTACCAATCTGAACCGCCGACAACGCGGTAAATCTATTAAACGGATTTGCGTGTATTTGCGAATCCAACTCTATCTAATTTCTAAGGAATATTTTGAATGAACGTAGTTGCAACTAAAAGCAAGAAGGCGGCTCGCATTGAGTCCACTTTACTCAACAAGTTAGCCATGATGGGACAGAAGACATTCGCTAAAGCTATGGGTGTTCCTGAATACCAGGTAAGCCGATGGAAGAACGGTTTCTTCTCTCAGGTCAGCATGATGCTTGCGGTTCTGGAGTATGGAATCGAAGACGAGGAAATGGCAGAGCTCACCAGGCGACTTGCTACCTACCTGACAAAAGAAAAAGCCCCGAAGAACGGCGAATTCTTCGAGGCCTGATGTAGAAAGACTGGATCAATCCACAGGAGTAATTATGCCAAAACAACTCAGTCCTGACCAGGACAAATTACACAAAAACATACTACGTGATCGGTTCTTATCCAGCTTCAAACAGCCTGGTCGATTCCGGGCTGAGTTGGAAAAGGTGAAGCTGATGCAGAAGGAGAAAGGTCATGAGTAATCTTGCAACCGTAACACATTTAAGGCCTTCACAACGGCCTGTGGAGCGTCGTGTGGCAGAAGTTGAAGATGGTTATACCCGTCTTGCAAATGCCCTGTATGAAGAGCTTATCGGCGCAGATTTAACGAAAAATCAGAGCAAGGTTGCCCACGCCATATGCCGTAAAACATACGGCTACGGTAAAAAGATGGATCGCATCTCTGATAGTCAGTTAGCTCAAATTACCAGGCTGCCAAGACAGAAGGTAAACAAGGCCAAGAATGAGCTTATCGCGATGAAGGTTATCCTTCGCGAAGGCCAGCAAATCGGGCCAAACAAGAACATCGAGGAATGGCAAATCGAAGGCTGTCACTACTCTGGTGATAATGTCACTGCATTGGTGACAAAAAGTGTCACCAAAACGGTGACAGCGCTGTCACCAAAACAGGGACACACAAAAGAAACTATTACAAAAGAAAAAAGAAATAATAAAAACACTATGTCCGAAAGTGTTCGGACGGAGTGTGAAAAATCACCTGACCGTTACGAAGAAACCGACAAGGCATTCGAGGAAATATTCTGGTGTGCAGGCATGCGGAAAGCCGGGAAGAAAAACGCAGCTTCGGCATTCAGAACACAGTTCAGGGAGTGGCGTAAAACCACCAGGGGGACGGCAAGCGAGTTTGCCACAATGCTGGCAGAAGATATCGCGTGCAGGAACGGTAAGCAGTTCGGATTCGACAGGTTGTTACCATCGAGCTACCTGAACGGTCAACGCTGGAACGACGAGAAGCCAGAAACCATTCAACCACAATCCAAACCATCATCCGCAATCACCGTATCGAAAACTGGCTACGTGTTTTTCGACAGGTGAACCATGAAATCAAAAATCAAATCGCTACTGGTCGCTGGTTATAACCACGGCTGGTTAAGTATTTCGTTTGTCGATTTCTGGTTTAAAAATCTCAATCTGAGGGAATTATGACACCGAGTGAACTCAGCGACCTGCTTTGGGCGCAGGTTGACAGGGTGGCTCCTCACCTGTTGCCAAACGGCAAGAAAGACGGGCATGAATGGGTTGCTGGTAACGTCAACGGCGACAAGGGGAACAGTCTGAAGGTTAACCTTAGCGGAAAGAAAAAATGGGCTGATTTCGCTGAGGGAGACGGCGGTGACATGCTTGATTTGTGGATGGCGTGTCGTGGAATTAACCTGCATCAGGCCATGCAGGAAGCGAAGGCATTTCTCGGCATCAGGGAGGACGATCACCATTTCGACGCCAAACGTGAGAAGAGATTCTCCAGACCTGACCGCAAGAAAATAGCCCGCTACGTTACCAGAACAGAATCACATCTTGAGTACCTGCAATCGCGTGGCATATCGCCTGAAGTCGCGAAGCGATACGAGGTTGTCAGCGGAAAGGTCTGGAATGGCGAACGTGAACTGAGTGCCCTGGTGTTTCCGTACAAACGCGATGGCGAGCTGCTGCAGGTCAAGCGAATCAGTACTGAACGTCCGGACGGGAAGAAAGTCATCATGGCAGAAGGTGACTGTGAACCCTGTCTGTTCGGATGGCAGGCTCTCGATGCTGGCGTGAGGGCGGTTGTGCTTTGCGAAGGCGAAATTGATTGCATGAGCTATGCACAATACGGAATCCAGGCGCTATCTGTCCCGTTCGGTGGCGGGAAAGGCGCTAAACAACAGTGGATTGAGTTTGAATACCATAACCTAGACAGGTTTGAGGAAATATTCATTTCGATGGATGTTGATGATGTAGGTCGCGAAGCTGCAAGGGAAATCGCAAGCCGACTGGGTGAACATCGCTGTCGTCTGGTTACACTGCCACACAAAGATATCAACGAATGCCTGATGAACGGCGTCACCGAGGATGAAATCTGGCAGTACATCGGGACAGCGTCATATTTCGACCCCGAAGAGCTTTACAGCGCCCGTGAGTTTTATCATGACACCATCAATGCTTTCTACGGCAAGCAGCAGTATCTGTTTAACCCACCGTGGGAAACGCTGGCTTACAACTTCCAGTTCCGTGAAGCTGAGTTGACTCTCGTTAATGGCGTTAATGGTCACGGAAAAACAGAGGTTGTCGGGCATATGGCGCTGGAGGCCATGAGGCAGGGGGTAAAAACATGCGTCGCATCGCTTGAACTGAAGCCCGGGATTCTGCTCAAACGCCTGACCCGGCAGTCTACATGTTGCAAAATGCCGCCAGTTCTGGAAATCGAATCAGCATTTAAGTTTTACGATGACCGGCTATGGTTATTTGGCCTGACAGGTACAGCCAAGGCTGAACGCCTGATTGAAATTTTCACATACGCAAGACGGCGATACGGCATCCAGTTATTCATTATCGACAGCCTCATGAAATGCGGGATCGGTGATGACGACTACAACGGACAGAAAGCGTTTGTTGATGCGTTGTGCGATTTCAAAAACAAAACCAATTCCCACATCATTCTCGTTACTCACTCAAGGAAAGGAGACAGCGAGGAGAAACCCACCGGGAAAATGGACGTAAAAGGCTCAGGAGCGATTACAGACCTCACAGATAACCTGTTTATCATCTGGCGCAATAAAGCTCGCGAGAGAGCGTTACAGCGCGTTCAGGCTGGCGAGCAAATTAACGAGAAAGACCAGCAACTTCTTGCTGCGCCCGCATCTGTTTTAATGCTTGAGAAGCAGCGAAACGGGGAAGGGTGGGAAGCGGTGTGCCGTTATTTCTTGACGAGCAGTCTCACCAGTTCCTGCAAATGGAAGTGCGTCACCATACAACTACATAGCTAACATGCCGAAGTCGAGTATGACGAAGTGTGGAGGCAGGAGAATGTTACGGAGTACTGAATGAACAACCAAATAATACTGAAATGCTTTTGAATCCCCGCTCATTGCTGTTTTGAACAGATGTATCGACGAAGAAGAGCTCATTATGCAATTTGAAAGGTTGTCAGGTGTCACTCGACCACCAAAGGGGCAACATCCAATAGAGCTGATGGTTGATAAAGCGACAGGATTTTCTGATGAGCAGTGGAAACGGTTTTTTGAGGCATTTATCCCGTTCGTCTATGAGTTTATATGGCTCACATGGAGAGACCGTGACAATGAGGAGTGCTGGCAATGACCATCTACATCACTGAGCTAGTAACAGGCCTGCTGGTAATCGCAGGCCTTTTTATTTGGTGGAGAGGGAAGACATGAAAAAACTAACCTTTGAAATTCGATCTCCAGCACATCAGCAAAATGCCATTCACGCAGTACAGCAAATCCTTCCAGACCCAACCAAACCAATCGTAGTAACCATTCAGGAACGCAACCGCAGCTTAGACCAAAATCGGAAGCTTTGGGCTTGCCTTGGTGATGTCTCACGTCAGGTTAACTGGCATGGACGATGGCTGGATGCAGAAAGCTGGAAGTGTGTGTTTACCGCAGCATTAAAGCAGCAGGACGTTGTCCCTAACCTTGCCGGGAATGGCTTTGTGGTAATAGGCCAGTCAACCAGCAGGATGCGTGTAAGCGAATTTGCGGAGCTATTAGAGCTTATACAGGCATTCGGTACAGAGCGTGGCGTTAAGTGGTCAGACGAAGCCCGGTTAGCACTGGAATGGAAAGCGAGGTTTGGAGACGCCGCATGAAACACTGCTACCGCTGCGGAGAAAGCAAAGACGATTATCGATTCCGGCCAAATCAACCTTATTGGCACCAATGGTGTATCAGATGTGAGCGGTCGCCAGTGGGTAATTTCCCGCTGCCAGAGACGAAGGAGGACGTATGGCACGACAGCGACGAAGTATCACCGACATAATCTGCGAAAACTGCAAATACCTACCAACGAAACGCTCCAGAAATAAACCAAAGCCAATCCCAAAAGAATCTGACGTAAAAACATTCGATTATGTCTATGGGTTGTTGCAGTCCAAGTGGAACCGCATGAGGAAAACGCGATGATTGACCCCAATCGAAGTTATGAGCAAGAGAGCATAGCAAGGGCAATGTGCGCAGGATGTAACAAGCAACTGGCACATGATGAAATTTACGCCTGTGCAGAATGCATCAACGAATGGCTGGTATATCGAGATCCGAATGGAGATATGTCTAATGAGGATATTCAGGAGCAATAAATGGCTTCAGGCAGTAAGGGAGATAGATTGCTGCGTTCTGTGTGGTCGATATGGAGTTCAGGCTGCGCATCGCAACGAAGGAAAGGGAATAGGGCTAAAGGTTGACGACAGCCTAACAGCGGCGCTTTGCCCGCCATGCCATGAGCGCATCGACAACGGAAAAGATTTAAGCCGGGAAGAGCGACGCTCAGAAATGGACCGCGCCATTGTCTTAACGTTGCAAAAGTTAACACGCGAAGGGAGGGTAACAGTGCGATGAACGGATACCGTATAGCGTTGCCGTGGCCTCCATCCAATAATCGCTACTGGCGTCACTCACGAGGAATCCACTACATCAGCGATTGGGGAAAGCGATACCGGCGAGAAGTAATCGAAATAATTCAGCAACAACAGTTAGACATCAAAATAACACCACGCATCAGAATCACCATCCACGCAGCACCTCCCGATAACCGCAAACGCGACCTGGACAATTTGCCAAAGGCAGTTTTTGACGCACTCACCAGTGCGGGATTCTGGCTGGATGACGGCCAGATAGACGATATGCGCATCAAGCGCTGTCAGGCGATTAAAGGCGGAATGCTTGTGCTGGTAGTGACTGAGACGTGCGGGAATTTGCCAATGATTACGGAACTACTGGAGGCCGCATGACACACACTGTCAAAACCATTCCAGACATGCTCATAGAGACATACGGAAACCAGACAGAAGTAGCCAGGCGCTTATCTTGCCACCGCAACACAGTCAGGCGCTATCTGTACGACAAAGAAGCCAGGTATCACGCCATCGTTAACGGCGTTTTAATGATTCATCAGGGCGGGAGAGGTGTTTATGACCGTAACCAGCATTAACCAGGCGAAACAGCAGCGTGAACGTGACGAGGCTGAATTACGCAGCGTCAGAGAGATGACGGAGCAACACCAGAAGGCAATGGATTATCTGCATGAGCGAGAGCGTGAACTGGTGAACCGGCTTGGATTGAACAAGCCGGCGGGAGGCGATGCTGCATGAGACTCGAAAGCGTAGCTAAATTTCATTCGCCAAAAAGCCCGATGATGAGTGACTCACCGCGGGCTACGGCTTCTGACTTTCTTTCAGGTACTGATGTGATGGCTGCTATGGGAATGGCGCAATCACAAGCCGGATTCGGAATGGCTGCATTCTGCGGTAAGCACGAACTCAGCCAGAACGACAAACAAAAGGCTATCAACTATCTGATGCAATTTGCACACAAGGTATCGGGGAAATACCGCGGTGTGGCAAAGCTTGAAGGAAATACTAAGGCAAAGGTACTGCAAGTGCTCGCAACATTTGCTTATGCTGATTATTGCCGTAGTGCTGCGACGCCGGGAGCAAGATGCAGAGATTGTCACGGTACAGGCCGGGCGGTTGATATTTCCAAAACTGAACAGTGGGGAAGAGTTGTTGAGAAGGAGTGCGGAAGATGCAAGGGCGTCGGCTATTCAAGGGTGCCGGCAAGCGCCGCATATCGCGCCATAACGATGCTAATCCCAAACCTTACCCAACCCACCTGGTCACGCACTGTTAAGCCGCTGTATGACGCTTTGGTGGTGCAATGCCACAAGGAAGAGTCAATCGCAGACAATATTTTGAATGCAGTTACGCGTTAATAGCATGATTGCCACGGATGGCAACATATTAACAGCATGATATTGACTTTTTGAATAAAGTTGGGTAAATTTGACTCAACGATGGATAAATGCACTCGTTAAATAAAGCCCTGAGTTTAACAGCTAGGGGCTTTTCGCGTTTTAAGCACGACATTTCTGAAAGCGCCCTATCACCTATCACCAGAACACATCCAGATACCCTTGCTCATTCGTGGCGACGGGGTAGGGCGTTTTACACAAATGAAAAACCCAGCGCTTGGCTGGGCTTCGTGAAAAGGAGTAGCTCATGTTGAGTGAAAGCGCAAAAGATATCGCAGGTTACGAAGGTAAGTACGCTGTAACGACTGATGGGCGAGTTTATTCTCATTCTCGAGTTGATGATGGCGGAAAGTTAAGGAAAGGGCGCTGGCTTAAGCCGAATGTAGATGGTTATGGATATTTGCAGGTATCCCTCTACTCGGAAGGCGTAGCAAAGAAACATAAAGTGCATAGATTGGTAGCTGAAACATTCATTGATAATAAAAAATTGTGCCCACAGGTAAACCACAAGAATGGAATAAAGACTGATAATAACGTATCTAACCTAGAGTGGGTAACGGCACAACAGAATATTCTGCATGCGTTTTCTAATAGCCTTATGTCATCCAAAGGAGAGAAAAATGGCAGGGCAAAGCTAACCATGGATCAGGTGAAAGAAATACGCGACTGCAAATCAATGACGAAAACGGGTATTGCTAAACAATACGGCGTATCAACAGCAACAATTTCATGCATTGTTAACAATAAGTCCTGGGTTATAGATTAA